GGTTTTATGATTGGTTTTGAATATGTAGATGAAGACGATGTTAAGTATTATGTTCTTGATCTAGGTATAGTACGATTAATGTTAGCCTCTCCCAAAGACTAGCACTTGATGGCAGCCCTACTTCGGTAGGGTTGTCTTTTTATGATAAGAACATTGCTCTCTCGTCATTGCGACGATTGACTAATCCTTTTAGAACCTTACCACCACCTATCGTGTACTTGAGAAGTTCTTCTGCAGCACCTTCCATGTCTCTACGAAGAACCTTCTGACGGAGGGTTGATCGCTGTAGTGTTCCAAGACCCACATTGAAGCTAAAGCTAACAAGAGCATCGAACTGCCCTTGTGTAAGAGGAACAGGACAGTATCGCTCGACACCTCGTTCAAAGTTAGCCAAATCTCGTTTAAGAATATCATCTACTTCTCCCATCGTTATTGTCCTATTCCATCCATCAGGGATAGGTAACGCTTTACGTTCCGCTAAGGGAACACGAGCATGGTTAGGGTCGATAACATGACCCACACCAATAGTCCATAACAGAGCAGGACACTGATATGGCTTAGTACGGACACCCTCGTGGTGACGGATAACCTCAAGTGCTTTATTGCTTACTTTCATTTCTTAGAGAATGCTTGTGTACCGAACCAAAAAGCAATAATAGAAGCTAGAATCTGCATCTCGTCTGCATCAAAGACCATTGGAATAGCCTCAACAAAAGCAGCACCAGTAGACCAAGCCCACCAAATAGAAGCAATATCAACCACTATCAATAGGAATACAAACAAATAGGTTACAGCAGGTCTTACAGAAGCTCTGAGGTTGATTACCCACTGAGAAGCACCCTGACCTATAGCGATGTCATGAGCGTACATTGCAGAGCGTTCCTGAGCCTGTGTCTCCATCTGTACTTGCTCTGTTTTAATCTCCTCTATACGAGCCTGAGCAATAAAACCACGCTCCATCATCTGTAGTTCTCTCTCAGTTTGCATACGAGCCAGTTCTAGCTCATGAGATTTATCAGACTTGTCCTGAAAGAAGTCAAGCAGTTTAGGTAAACCACCCATTAGGAATGATAAGGCAGTTGAAATTAGTGTTAGCATTACTTGTCTCCCCAGACTATAAAATAAGAAACTACTGCAGCAGCTAAGAAGCAGTACATCTGTACTCTCCTAACTGCTTGCATATCTGCATCAAACATCTTTTTGTTTTGCATCTCTTCTTTAAGCATTCGCTGCTTGATAGCTTGTATATCATCCCAAGCTTTAGCACCATGCTTGTTTATCACTTCAGCCTTCATACGAGTTTCCATCTTCTTTACTTCTTGGATTATCTCGTATTCTTTAAACGCTCTCATGACTGTATTGTCTACTTGATACTGCTGTGCTTTACGTCTCTCAGCAGCCTTCTGTTGCGCTACCTCAGCTCCGTCCTTCTGAATACCTTCGATGCTTTTAGTTAATGATTTAGCACTCTCACGAGCAACATCTAAGCTACCTGTGAGAGTCTTTACTCCTTCGTTTATTCCGTATTGGTCTGACATAGGTATTCATTATGTAATGTAAATATATTACTTCTCTCTTTTTATACGAGCTGCTCTTTCTTTTTCAAACTGATCGATGTCTTCATAGAATCTATCGAGTGCTTGAGATGCAGCCTCAGCTTCTCTTGACTTGTCTGCAATCTTAGCTTGTTTAATACGAGCATTGATAGCAGTAATATCTTTCTTCATCTGTTCTACCTGACGCTTCTCTGTCTCTCCCATATCGATATCAAAGATACGAATACCAGTAAGGTACTGAGTCAGTCGCTGCTCTTCAGGCAAGTCTGTTCTAGCCTCACGAGGAGTACCTAAACCAAAGAAACTATTCATTGTAGTAACTTCTTTAGTTATAGGATCTACCATACGAGAACCGAAGATAGAACCTGGATTAGCTCTGTCAAGTTCATTAAGTACAATGATATTAGATGCAAGCTTAGCTAAATGCACAGGCATAGGAACACCTAAGAAGTCAGCGTTCTGTCCTTCAAACTCTTGAATGTTTTTCTTACGGAAGAAGTCATAGTTTGCTAGGTATTCTAGGGGTGCTTTAATAATAGGAGAAACACCACCCATTACCGTAGACAAAGCTGTACCTAGTTTACCTCTTTGAATACCTTCAGGAGCTGTCTCAGTGTTGAGGAACTTAGTGATAGCTGCAATATCAAAGGTGGGTATCAAGTTAGCTAAAGGAATTGCAGATACAGTTCCAGCTTCTGCATTAGAACCTACATAGACAGGAGCTTGCTCACGGATGTAGCTAGGTACTTGAGACAATTCTGGCTGCTCTACTTGATATGCTTGCTGTGCATTATTAATAGCTAGATTAAGCTTGTTAATCTTATCAGGCTGAGTTGCTAATGCTTCCAACTGCAATGGAATATTCTTACGAGACCAAGTATAGAAAGGCATTACTCTTTTCAGAACATCTTTCTCAAATGGATTTACATCACCATAATCAAACAGATATTTTCTAACATGGTTACCTGCTTTATCAAACGAAGCACCTTTGTTTAATTGATCAAGAAACAAAGCAATTCGTGCATTGTCTTCGACAGTTTGACCTAGTTTAAAACCACCCTGTAAAATAGGGTTACTAGTAGCTAAGGTAAATGGATTTTTATTACCGCCAGATATTTGACTTTCTAATGTGCGACTAATATCACCACCGTACTGTCCCTGACCAAACACACCACGAGTCATCATAGCATCATACAGTTCTTTAGTAGGATATCCAGCAATCTCGCCACTAAGATTGTTCTTAGCTACTTTTGCCTGAAATGCAATAGCTTCACCATATCGTAAAGGATTTGTTAATCCGCCTAAGTAGCTATTCCATAAGTTACCAATCATATTCTTAGAATGATAAGCTGGACGAATACCAAGTGACCACATCTTCCACCAGTTCTGAGCACCATCATACAGCTTTAAGAACTTATTAATTTCTTCTTGATTAGTTAGTGCTTTGTATGAGCGTGTTAACTGATTAGCTACTGTAGGTTCAAACTTAAGACCAGGAATTTCTGGAATAGTCTTATAGCTGGCAGGAGCAACGTCAGCTTTAATACCAAACTGAGAAGCTTCATCTAAGAACTTACGACCAGCTACAGCCTGAGCAGCATTAAAGTCTGCTATACCAAGCGCAATTGCAGGATCGTCTTGGAAGAACTTACTAGTTCCATATATATTCTTAGCATTAATCTCAGCTACAGTACCTTCTATTTCACGAGCAACACCCTGAGGTGTCTTAGCAGAAGGGCGGATGCCAAAGAAATTCTTAAGACCTGTATTATTTAGAACATCGTCTGCTTCTTTAGTAGCGATATGTGGCATATAGGTTTCACCTAAGTCACCTACGTCTACACCAGCTGCCTGTTGCTGTTCTAGTCTTGCACGATTCTGTGCTACAATACGTTTCTCTAATTCACCAATAGCATCATCACTTAAGTTAGCTGTTTCGATGTCTTGGAATATCTTAGCCTTTAGTTCGTTGACAGGAATATCTGTCTGCTTAGACAATGCCTTAATCTCGTTGTTAAGAGACTTAGCATTACGAACAGTCTCTGTTCTTGCTTTATCTTTAGCAAATCTAAACTTGTCATATATTTCTTTAGCTTTAACAACATCGCCTTCTTTAAGTACAATAGCACGATACAGTTCATTGTCAGCAAGCTTAGAAGAGATGCCAATAGAATCAGCACCAGTAGAAGCAGCAGCTTTAACAGTCTTGAATATAGGAGATACAACCTCACCCTTTAGTGGATCAAGGACGACATCACCCATGAAACCAAGGAGCATAGACTTAACTGGATTCTCTCTACGGAACTGATCAGGAAGAGCCTCTTGAAAAGAAGCCTTCTCTTCTCCCTTAAGTCCTCTGATACCAGCTTGCTGTGCCTTAGCTAGGTTCTCAGTAGACAGTATCTCCCATAAAGGAGCACCCTTCTTTGACTCTTCTGTTGTGCCTAATGCTTTAACATAGGTAGCACTTGCTTGGAATGGACGCTGAAGTATATCAATAGCATCAAGTAAGAAGTTACCTGTAGCACGACCTGCTTTCTGTACATTCTCAGGCAATTGCTCCCATGTAAATGTAGCTGCTTCTGCTACTTTACCAGCAACATCTTTAACAGGTTGTGGAATAGCTTCACCAACAGCCTTAATACCAGCAGCATTAACTGCTTCAGTAGTTACAGGAGCTACCTCTTCAAAAGTGAATGAAGTTGGAGCTGGCGAGACTGTTACTGAGGTAGACTTTGGAGCTACCTCATCCCATGAAAAAGTAGTAGCCATCTTATTGAGTTACTAAAATAAACTTACTTCCATCCCACTTTGCATTTCCGTTAGGAGTTGCATATATTTTATCTTCCTTAAGGTCAGCTTTAGCTGTTGGCATAGGTAAAACACCGCCTGAAGGAACAGCACCAGAAGGAGTAATCCTTTCAGAAGCTTTACCCATCCAAGGATTACGCAAAGCAATCTTCTGTGCATTAACTAACTCAGTATTAGCTAGTTCTCTGTTTGGAAGTTTTTTATAGGGATCTAAACCATTGGCTTTAAACAAAGCAAGAGCAGCTTCTCGTTCTTGATTCCAACGATTACCTGCTTCAAACTTATCAGTACCAATCTTACCTAACTCAGCTTTGTTCTTCTTAATAGTGGACTCAATCTGCTCTATAGTCAATGCTTCTTTCTTTTCTCTTTGTGCTTCTTTCTTAGCTTCTTTATCTGCAAGTGTACGCAGAGTCATTAACTTGTTATAGTTAGGATCTTTGTCTAAGTCATACAGTTTAGCAAAAGCTCTAATCTCATCTGTAGTCTGTGGAGTAGGTTCTTTCTCAGGATCAAACCCTCTAACTTGTGCCTTAGCTAACAGAGGATTAGCATACTTAGTAGTGTAAACATCTACAGACTCGGGATCATCACGGACTCCTTTTCTTTCAGCAGCAAACGCTTCATCAGCAGCTTTCCTTGCTTTAAGAAACTCTTGAGTAGCTAGGTCTTTACTTTGTGAATACTCTGCACCAGCAGGTAAGTTGTCAGCAACATACTTATAGTACTCTGGGCTACCAGGAACAAACTGTTGATCTGCTGCTTCTTTAACAGTTAATAAAGTTCTTTCTCTTTTCTGAGTAGCACTCTCACCCGTGAGACCCCCAATCAAAGCACCACCTAATTGACCAAGACCAATACCAATCTTCTCATAAGGAGATGAAGCTTGACCATACAGACCAGCCCATAGCTTCTGTTGCTGTAGTTGTTCTTCTCTTGGATTATATCCTAGTAAACCTGTAGTAAAACTTGGAGCAATAGCCATAATATTTCCTTATATCTTATTAAGTTGTTGCACCAGCACCGCCACCAGCACTACGTCCTCTACCAGCATAAGCTGTACCGCCAGCACTAATTAAACCACCCCAGAACTGAGCATTAGCTTGATTAGCAGCTTGAGTAGCACCGTATTGAGTCTGAGCAGCTTGTTGTAGTCCTTGTACACCAGCTGTTTGACCAGGCTGCTGTGCTGTGCCTAACTGAATACCTAATTGATATGGCATCTGAGCCATCTGCTCTACTTGACTAGATATACCTAACTGAGTTTGTAATGGAGAGAATGCACCAACTCTTCCTTGTGCTTGAGTACCAAGCAAGCCAGCACCAGTACCAAACAAGCTAGTACCAAAACCAATACGCTGCTGTGCAGCTTGCTCTGCTTGACCAGCTAATGCTAAGTCTTGGTTAGCAATTGCATTGTAGTATGCAGCTAACTCAGGGTTAGCCTGTTGCATATTACCAGCTACAGTACCGCCAGTAGCTAAGCCACCACGACCAGTCTGAAACAATCTATTCTGAAGAGCACCATATTGTTGTTCACGACTAGGAGCTAAGATAGCTTGCTGTGTACGCATGAAGTCTTGAGCAGCTTGCTCAGGAGAAGCAGCCATGTACTGTCCTCCTAATTCAAATGCTCTCTGAGCAGCAGGAGACAGAGCACCAAACTGTGTTGCTTGTTGCTGAGCAAAATCAGCACCACCAGCGAAGTTACCAAACAGTTGATTCTGTAGAGCCTCTAGTTCAGGAGAAGCAGTATACCCTGCGGAGGAGATATAAGGAAGCCCTGTAGCAGGATCAGTGGTACGAGTGAACTGAGACGATCCAAACCGAGTAGTCATTCCTACTGGTCTAAAGGCAGCCCCTTGAGCAGCTTGACGCTGTTGTTCTGCAGCTCGTTCTCCAGCTGCTTTAGTCTCATCAGCTCCTGTGAAGATATTAGCTACGCTACTAATTAACTTACCCATTATAATCCTCTACTATATATTAAATACATTCTGTTATCCTGTCCCACAAAAGGTTGAACATGTTTAAAACCGATTGTCTCTGCAAACTTAACTAACTTGTTATCTTCTTTGTCTAACATAGCTACTAAGGGTACTGTTACTAAATTCTGTAGTACATCTAAATCTTTAAGGTATTCTTTCTTTACTTCTGGTGTCCACTTAAACACATCTGTATGAAACCAAAGCATGTTACTGTAAAGTTCTAAGTACATCGTATAGTCTCTACGATTTACTACTGGTACTTTTATCAAGCTGTACGCTTCCACATACGAACAGTAATATAAGGTTGTACGTTAGCGTTAGTAGCACTTGAACCAGCAGATGCTGTTGTACCAGATACAGTGTGATCATGCGCGCCAGCATTGCTTGTCAGACCGATATTAGCTTCACTACTTGTTGAGGCAGGGTCGTAGTTATAATCACTGCCAAAACTACCCCGTCTTGCCATGTAGTTAGACGCACTTAAAGAACCTTCGTTACCTGCTTCTACGTTACGAGCGATGAAGTGCTGATGTGCTGCTTCACTATCTGTAGTACCTGTTAAGGTGTGTGTATGAGACACAACAACAGCGTCTTTAGAACCACCAGTTTCTTCTAGTGTATCAAAGAGTGCATCAGCAGAATCGAAACCAACCATGACTCGACCAGCACCAAAGGCAGCCCATGTACCAAAGCCTAAGAGTGTTGATGGGTTAGTAGATACAGCAGCGTTAACATAGATAGAACCTACTGGATATACAGCAGACAATGCAGCAGTTACAAACGCTGTAGTAGCCAACTGAGTTGTATTAGAACCAGCAGTAGCTGTAGGTGCAGCAGGAGTACCTGTAAATGTAGGAGAAGCAATATCTGATTTAGAACTAATAGCTCCAGAGATAGCGTTGAACTCGTTATCTATCTCTGTACCTTTAACGATCTTGTTTGAATCACCTGTAGGTAACGTATCTTTAGTAGCAAAGTTAGTTGCTTTGGTGTAATTACTCATAGTGTTTTACCTGTCTTAAGGAAGAAGTCTATCTTCTGAATTGAAAGAGGAGTACCATCAATGTCAGACTCAAAGCCTAACTGAAGGACAGTACCAGAACCTGATGCTGGAATGTTAGCAATATCCAAAGCAATACCGTTAGTGTATGTAGCTACATTGTATTCGGATGCGTTATACTCAAATACCTCTACACGCTGTAGTACAATACCACGAGAGAAGTAGTTACGGGTATAGTCATAGCCCCACTTAATAGCGATAGGCTGGTTAGATCCACCAATAGCTGTTACATTGATACGCTTTAGAATCTTATTCGTAGTAGCAGAACCAAAGTCAAAGTAGTTGGTGAAGTATGTCATACGATACTTAGCACCGTCATCTTCATAAGTATTATACTTACCTATGTATCCTGCCTTACCAATCAACAAGTCCCTAGATTGTGTTACACAAAATGCTGTAGGGTTAATCTGTTTCCAAATAGTGGTTCTAGCTGCACCATTCTGCAGTACACCTCTAGTGTCAAAGCAATAGGTAAATCCTGAACTAGGTAAAGACAATAAGTAGAAAGCATCTGTAGGAAAGTAAGTAGCCTTGATGTTCTTAGCTGTCTCTGATGCTACTAATGTTAAAAGTTCATCTCGTACATTCTTAGAGACATCCCTGAATGGCAATGACTTCTCTTGAATCACACGCTGTAAAGATTGAATACCAGTAGAAGACAAGAACAACAAGTCTGTGCCAATAGAAGCTACAGAGTCTCTAGCGATACAACCAACACCTACAATGATGTCTTCCAGCTTCATCGTTGATGGATCTACTGGGTTACTATAGACAATAATGTGTTTAGTACAGAAGATAATCAAGAAGCCGTTATGGTCTGTAATAGCTACGATAGGATCATTGTTAGGAACTACTTCACTAATATTCAGATATCCTGATGTACCAGTCTTCCATTCAGCAGGGTTTAGTAAATCACTGAAGTATACAGTCTGTCTATCATCCTGCATGTCAGCAACCCACACACGACCAAAGGCAGTCATGACACAATTAGGAGTAAAGTTAGTTACAGTCTTTCCTACAGGTAGATTAGTAGCTACATCACCTAGACGCTGGAAACCATAAGAACCAGTATGAGCATGAGCAGTAGCACCGAGCTTATGATATAATAAAGTAGGTTGTCCTTCTTGAACCAAGATAGCATGACCAGAAGGAGTAGCTCCTGTGTCATAAGGCATTCCACTGATCTGCCAGTTATCATCACTGATAGCATAGGTTAAGTTACCTGTATCAGTACCATTACGAACCACTGCCTCTGTTAAGGTAGTAGTTCCAGTGTATATCTTGTTGTTGGCTGCAGAGATAACTACAGTACCATCATCCTTAATAAGCTCATAGACAGCTCTAAACGAGCCTGTAGACGCTGCAGTGGTGTTGACCTTAGTCCACCCCTTACGAGCACCGATACGACCGTAGCGATCGATTACGCAGTTATTAGCCTCTAGTGCAAACCCACTGTCTAACTGAATAGAACTATCTTGGGTGTTTAACCCTGAGAAGCCAGGGGCTGCAATCGAGCCAGTTGATAGAGCTTCAGCCATTAAGTAGCCATCCAAGCAGATTCTTCGATATAACGACCAGACTCGATAGCGATAGCATCAGCTAAGGACTGGTTATAAATGAATGCCATTTCACCTGCTAAGATACCACCATCTTCACCACGCTCTGCGATAGCCCTTGCAGCAGCATTAAAGATAACAGGCTCAGAAGGAACTAATAAAGTATCAGAATCAGCAGACAAAGCTACTTGTGGTTTTATTACGTTGAAACGAATCTGATAAACCCCATTAGGAATAGGGAATAAGTCTACCTGTGTGTCACCGTTGGAGTTTGTACCGTTGAAGTTGTAGTACGCAGGAGAACCCTTCTGTACTGAAGTTAAGAGGAACTGATCGTTCATCCAACGAGTAGTAGCATTCTGAACGATAGTATTACTAGTATCGTTTAGGACATCAATAACCCTAAACCGTTGTCCAGAACCAACAAGAACATAGTTAAAGATGTCTGTAGCAGTAGAGGCAGTAAGTGTTTCTGATAAGGCATTCCAAGCATAGGCATCTTCTACCTGACGCTTAGCATCATTAACGAACTCACCGATAAGCTTAGAGTAAGCGTTATCTGCTACGGATGAAACCTCAGTTTCCCGTAGTCTTCGCAGTACAGAATTTACCAGCTGGATGTAGTTCATAGTAACCTATATTATATCACAATTTAGTATAAAAGTCAAGCATTATTTCTAGCAGTCCCACTTCTTAAGTGCTAAAGCCTTACGAGTTGGTCTACCCTTCTCATCCTTCATAGCCCCTTTAACACCACTCATACGAGCACAGAAGGACTTACGACGACCAGCAGCTTTAGGGGACTTCTTAGCCTCTGCAGCAGACACAGGAGGCTTAAGATTAGATCCAGTCTTCTTGTTGTAGTAGTCTCTGCCCTTCTGATTGAGTCCACCTTCAGGGTTTTGGAACGCTTTCTTAGGCATTATTTCTTCTTTGCTGTCTTAGCAGCATCCTTAAAGTCTTTAGCCGAAGGAGCACCTTTGCTACCTACCTTACGCATCTTCTCACCAGAGCCAGCCTTGATACGAGCTTTCTTGGCAGCGATGTTGGCATACAATCCAGGTTTAGTAGCCACGACTCATACCCATCTTCTTAGCTGGTTTAGCTTTAGGAGTAGTCATCTTAGCTCCTGTCTTCTGAGCATACGACTTAGCTTCTTTCTTACCCTTAGCTGTATAAGGGAACTTCTTGTCTTTGACCATTGGCATGATTACTTCCTTTTCTTTGGTTGTGGTTTAGATTTTCCTGCTTTACTTAATGCTATTGCAATTGCTTGTTTCTGTGGCTTACCTGCCTTCATCTCTTTACGGATGTTAGTAGAGATAGTCTTCTGTGATGTACCTGATTTCAATGGCATGATTACGCTCCGTTCTGATAGGCTGTGGATTGTACAAGCTCTACAGTAAAGATAACTGAGAATGTAGAACCTGCTTCTGGAGTAACTCGTAGTTCATCAAACTCATCCATTACCATACGACCTTGATCAAACATTACATAGCTACCTGCACTAACAGAATGTCCTCCTAAAATAGTTACATTAGTATTCTCAGACTTGTCGTGCCAGACAGCAGTAACTGATTTAGAGTTACCACCAGCATTGGATAGCATTAATAATGTAGCAATACCTTTACATCCTTTAGGGATGGTATACACTGTATTAGATGAACCAGCTGTGAGGTTTTTACCTACTGTGAGTTCTCTCATTTCCTAAATACCATCTCTGAAATATAACTGATGAACGCACCAGCAACTGAAGCAACACCCATCAATGCCCACAGAGAACCTTTACTACGCTCTGCCATAGCCACTAATTTCTTGATGTCTACTTCCAAAGCATCTACTTTACGCTCTAAGTTCTCTACGGAGTTAACTAACTTACCATACTCTACTGGGTCTATGTCTGTCATACTTCGCCTTTAGGATATTTAGCTTTAACCGCTAAGCAATCAGCGATGTATTTATCAATCTGTGCTTGGTCACCCTTTACTACACCATCAATGTAATCGGTAATAGCAGGGTATTCTGCGGCTCTTTTAGCAATATAAGCATGAGCATCTACATAAGCCTGAACTGCGGCTTTATCATATGCGACTTCATTACTGTCTGCATCGTAAGCAACATCGCCACGAATAGTAACTACAGATGGGTTTAGTTTATAAATAGCGTTTATAAAATCAATCATGCCGCAATCTCCATAAGAGTAATTGAGGAAGCCGTGCCATCAGTTTGAACATAAACACCTTCATTATTGGCAAAACTTGCAAATTGAGTTTTGTAAGTTGTAGAAGAAGTTGTTGCTGGAGAATCTAAATATGCTATTGAAATACTACCAACAAAATTTGTTGCTGTATTATTAGTAAAAGCACCAATTCCCACATCTATTACTTGAATAGATGAAGCACCACGCAATAGTTGCAATTTTATTCTAGTATTATTAGTTTGTTTTCCACATCCTCCTTGGTCAACTAAAATTAAAATTTTGCTAGAAGAACTACTAGGAGTAATGCTTGCTGACAATCCAGTATCAACATAAGTTGAAGTTGTAGAACTAGCTAAAGTTGCGTAAACAACATTAACCACTTGCAAAACTGAACCAGTTGGTAAGTCAGATTTTTCGATAGCACCCGCAGCTATCTTATCAATACCAGTGTCTCCGTTGATGATTACAGGCATTATACAAGTTCCTCTAAATAAGCTATACCGTCTATTGCATTACCTTCTGCATCTTGAAGTTCAGCACCGTCAGCAAGGTCTTTTTTGAAGTTAGCGTAGTCTGTATTGGCTGGGTCAAGAGGAATAGAAGCATTGTCTGACAAACGCACAACTGAAATTAATTCATTGTTTTTGTTTATTAATTTATACATTTATAACTCCGCAGAAAACGATACGTTGGCTGTTGCACTATTAGAGCCGCCAATAAAATAAGGGCGAAATTGTGTTATTCCTGTTGATGTCGCTAACAATTGAACAGATTTTGTAGATGTGTTTTGAGTATTTAAAATTAAATTTGAAATAGCAGGGTTGGTTGATTCATCAGCACATCTTAACGAACCAGAATAAGTAAGTGTTGGCAAAGCCCGCATATCTACTGGAAGCCATAATTGACCAGCTACCAAAGTAGAGCTTGTGCCAAAACCGACTGCAAAATTTGTATACAAAGATACTGAAGTTGTTCCTGAAAATTTAGCAAAATAGCGTTCACATAAAGCCAACTCAGTACCATACTGTCTGTATTCAAATGAAGTAGCTTGTGTGCCTACCTCTAGCTGAACTCCAGTAATGTAGAAGGTAGCACCGTTTGTAGCAAACAAGTTAGTCTGCCCTGTTGCGGCATAAGCTAGTGATGTACCCCAAGAACCAGCGGCAACAGTTCTGTCAGGGCCAGCACCAATACTTAAATTTAACTCTATACCTGTTGTATTGTTTGTTGTCCAAGTGCCTGTTGTATCACCAGCAATCGTAATGGTTTCGTATTCCCAAGTGTTAGCGGCATTAATGGTGTAAGTAAACGTATAGATTCTATTGCCATCGTTGTTTAACAATGCGCCTGAAAATGTACCAGTAACGCTTGAACGAACCCAAAAGGATAGCGTAACAGTCTTTGCATTAGCAGTTCCCCAGCCTAAGTCCGCAACATTAAATCCTTCAATACGCTGAACAATACGACCAAACTGTGTAGTTGTTAATGAACTATCTGTACCTGTAATCGTAACCAACAAAGAATTAGTAAACCCAGCAGGTGCGACAGATGATTGTGCAACAGTATATGAACCATCGGTATTGTCTTGGCAAAGGTATCTATCTAAAGTATAAGATGCACCGCCATCAATAGTTACCGCAGATGTACCGTTCCTCTGACTCATAACCATCGCACCGTTTATGATGCGATTCCGCATGACTGAACTAATGGGTGCTAGAACTCCACCGCTTGCATCGTTTATTCGGTTTACTTGTAACTGGCTCATTGTGCAACTCCCAACAATGCTTTAACTTCATCTTCAGTTAAACCAAGCGCAGTTAGTTTAGATACTGCTGATTGTTTAATTTGTATTTTAGCTTCTTGTTCAACTATATTGGATTGTGCGGCAGATTGCGTAGCTAACAGTTCTTCTAATTGAGAACCAGTAGCTTCCATATCAACACCATTAACATTTATGTAAATTGTCATAATTAACTTAATCCGTAAACTTTAAGTGAACCAGTATGGTTATTAGATGAACAAGTTAAAACAAAGCCATCAAAAGAAGTAGTTGTTGCAAAGTCACCGCCTGTAATTCTATATCTAGTACCACCAACAGATTTTGATTCCACTTGAGTATTAACTGATTGAAATGGTTGTGATACCCAAATATAGTAAGTATTTGGTCTTGAAATAGAATTACCTACATTCATAGATGATGCACTTGTACTTGAAAACGCATTAGTTGAACCATCAAAATAAGCACCAAAAAAATTGTAATTTGAAGTTGAATTAGTTGAGCCGCCAGTTCTAAATTGTAATGTGGTATCAAAGTTCCCTGATATAGCAGTTTCATTAACAATAATTAAATAATTTGTGTAGGTTGAAGAAAATACACTATCAACAGTTACAGAAGATGCCGCAGAAAAAGAAGTTGTGTTGAGTAAATTTAAACTTAAACCAACATTACTTGTCAAAGCTACAGTACCAGTAGCAGCAGGTAATGTCTGCGTAAAGTTACTAGCAGTTGTTGGCTCTGCTATTGTTACTGAACCACCGCCACTTGATTGAAGAATAATACTCATAGGATTAACCACCTTTGTCCAGATGCAATCGTAACTGAGAACCCAGAAGATATGGTTATTGGGCTTACTGAGAGACAGTTATTGCCAGCTGTTGTTGTTATGTTTTCTGAAATGGTGTCAGCGTTATAAGCGATTGCTTTAGATGCTGCAGTACCAAAGTATTGACCACCTGCTACAGTTGCAGTAGTGACTGATGTTACTAAACCTTTACCGTTTACTGTGATAACAGGAATAGAACTAGAGCTGCCAAATGAGCCTGTATTGCTGTTAACTGTTGCTAGTGTTGCATTAGTGATTGCTGTGCCAGTGCTACCTGATAGAGTTAAATCACCACCAGTAACCGAGATAGAGCCTGATACGTTACCCCACGAAGTATTAGTACCGTC